GTGATACCCATTCATTTCGTTTGCTTGAGCAATACAATCGTAATGAACGGACATACATTTGTTTATGACGAAAGGAGGGTACTTCTTTTCCCATGTTTCGTCTTCCGTATCTAATAGTTTTTCTTTGCTGAAATTGATCGCATTAAGATAATCCCTTAGCTCGTAACTCATAATATAAAACTCTTTCTACAATTTTCTTTTATTCTTACTGCCTCTCATATAGTGTTCACCTGGTTCGTAATCCCAACGCATACCATGATGTCCTCTTATGTCCGCATAGAACATTCTCAATTTAACTATCAATGTCCGTAATATCGTTCTTTTTGCCATTTCTCGTATAACTCCCTTTACCTTTTTTTGGTTTCACTACACTAGGTTTAAACTTCGGAGTTCTTACTTCTTTGGCAACAGGATTGGTTTTGAATATTCTATCCCAACTTTCCCTGTACTTGTCATTTGATAATCTACTTCTACCGTCCCACTTACCTGGCATAATGTTCTCGTTTTCTTCTATTTAGTTTATTTAAATTTACAACCCGCCATTATCTCTGTTAAACAAGCGACCATATTGATCTCTTGGTCAGCGACAAACGCAGACTTGTATTGATAACCAGCGATAATCAATATCGCTTGTGGTACCGACTTCGCATCTAAAGAGGTATATAACGTCTCATACAACGTCTTAAACAAGGAGGAAGCCTCTTTGTCTAGGTTTTGTACCACCCATTTTCTCATGTCATTAAAACGTTTATCTTTAAGAAGTGTAACTAGTTCTTTGGTATTCGCCTCACCTAGATTGAATAATATACCACTATCAATTTTACCCCTTACGGAATATCTTTGTAGTTCGTTTATTGTTCTTCTAAAGTCAGGATAGTATTTTTGTATTAACTCTGCTAATACTTTCTTATCAAACTCTATATTTTGATCTTTAAGAACACCCTCTAGTCTGGCTAGAAAGGCAGTAGCAGTTTTAACTCTTTGACCATTTACAATCTTAAAATCAATAACAGTACATCTACTGTGTAGAGCTGGTATGATTTTGTTTTTGTAATTACAAGTAAAGATAAAACGACAATTCTTATAAAAGGTTTCTATAAAATTACGAAGCGCTGGTTGAACACTATCAGCATTCATATAATCAGCCTCGTCTATTATAACAACTTTATGATTGGCGTCTTCAGTAAGAGAAACAGTAGAGGCAAAGTTTTTGATTTTACTTCTTACTGTATCAATTTGCCTACCTTCATCGGAACCATTAATGATGATATAATCAGCACCTAGTTCTTCACATAAAGCTCTAGCGACAGTAGTCTTACCTGTTCCAGCGCTTCCTGATAAAAGTAGATTTGGTATTTCTTTTTGTTTTAGAAATTCAGTAAATGTATTCTTTAAGTCTTCACTTAATATACAATCACTTATCTTCTTTGGTCGATATTGCTCGACCCATAAAAAATCAGACATTTAAAACCTACCTTAAAATTCAGAGTCAGGTTCTAATGCTATCCAATATTGTACAGCTTTGTTTCTGTTTACAAAATGAGAAATCTTCGCTTTTGAAATCGCAACATCATAATCATCAACAATCTGTTTAAAGTTTTCTGTTCTAAAGTAAGCAGTAAACTTCTTATCTGATTCGCCTACATCAATAGAGTATGCGTTAGATGATTTGTTTTTCTTATCAGTTGCAATCATTTTAACTGTCTTACCGTCACCTGTTACAGCAACATCTGGTAGATTTAAGGTAGTTGTACCTTTCATTAATCTAGCAAAGTCATCTTTCTTTAAAGTAAATGTAACATGTTTATCTGGCATGTTGATACCTTTACTTGGAGATACGATAACTGATTTGTCAGCAAAGAAGTATTTAATTGATTGTGATGCTTGTGATATATTAACATTAGTACCACCGTTAAATTTAAGTTCTGGTTTTTCAAATAGTTCAACCGATCTTAAAAACTCTGGTAAATCGTATATCGCAAACTCGTCTTCAAACTTTTCACTTACCTCAGCCTCTGCCAAGATGTTTTTCATAGTAGAAATAGTTTGTATTTTGTTTCCCGGTTTAACCAAAATGTTTTGATTAATATCCGAAAAGTTTTTTAGCACATTAATTGTGTCGCTTGTTAGGTTCATTGTTCACTCCTTTTCATAATTTAATATAATATAATTGTATCATAGTTTAGTTTAATTGTCAACCCTAGTTGTTCTTTCCTAGGTCTAACCAATGTAGTACGTTCTCAGGTGAAGACTCACCATATGGGTCTCCATCAAAGTTATCTGACTTACCAGGTTCTTCAAAGACTTTGTTTATAATGCCATCATCAACTATCATAGCATATCTCCAAGATCGGTAACCAAATCCTATTGCGTCTTTTTTGACGAGCATACCCATTTGTCTAGTAAACTCACCAGACCCATCAGGTATTACTTTAACATTTTTTATCTTCTCGTTATTCGCCCAGGCGTTCATAACAAAAGAATCGTTTACCGATATACAGTAAATCTCATCTATAAAATGTTTTTTAAATTCTTTTTGTAGATTATCATAACCAGGTAACTGTTGTGATGTACAAGTAGGTGTAAAGGCTCCTGGTAAACTAAACAATACTACTTTTTTACCTTTGAAAAGATCATCAGTAGTTTTAGTAACCCATTTGCCATTGTCAAATGTACAACCACCGTCTTCTCCTATATCGCCTTCTCTTATCTTAAATTCAATTTTTGGTAACATAATATCCTCTTTATTTATTTTAATCAAGTAATCATTATATAAGGAAAGCGCTAAGAAGTCAAGTCTCATTGCTTTCTACTTATAGAAATTCACTAGGCTGAGGATCCCTACCAGTTCCCTAGTGAATATCTATAAGTGCCACTTTTTTGTTCCCGCAGGAGTGGCAACCTGCGTTTTGCGACACCGAGATAAATCTCGGGTTTTTACACCGTCAAGGACTTATGAAATGCCTGACCATAATATATATACATCAAAGTATAGTGTAAAATCTAAAAACCTCTTTCTAATCTATTTTTTCTTTGGTTCTTTTTGTGATTAGCAATGCCTTCTTTTTTCTTACGTCTTTTCTTCTCAGAAGGTTTTTCATATACAGACCTTTCTTTAGCTAGTCTAAAGGTGCCTTCTTTAAGACACTTCTTTTTAAGAACTCTCATTGCCTGTTCTAAATTTCCGTTTCTAACATCTATTTTAATACTCATAATTTATTTACCTCCTCTCCTATAAGTGTAATAACGTGGGTGGCCACTACACCACCCACAAGGACTACACTATGATTGATAGATTTAGTATCCAGATGAATCCTCATCTTTATCCGACTCACTATCATTGTCTTTCATTTGCTCGGTTAGATCAGATTTCTTCTGGTCGTCCATAATGCTTTCAGCATTGGCACCAGCGTCAACCTTTGTATATAACTCTACAAACGAATTCTTTGTATCATCATCAAATCTATTAGTACACATTTGAATTGCTTTCATTTTGTTATCAAAGATAGCAAAAGCTTGTGTGATATGCACTAGTCTTCTAGTTGATATGATCTCATCAACACCACCATCAAAATAAGTTTTTCTGATTACATCTGCCCAAGTAGTCAACTTGTCAACAAACTGATCATCTGTCTTACCAGCGGCTTTTAACGTGTTGGTTAATATCTTTTTTTCAATCTTCATTGTTGGATAAGATTGCTCAAATGTAATTGGGAACCTTTCAAGGAACGCCTCATTCAAAACATTAGTACCGATAAACTTACCGTCTTCGGAACCTTGACCTTTTGTATTCGCAGTAGCGATAACATTAAAGCCATCTTTTGGTTTAACGAATTTGTTAATCTTTTTAACAAAGACACCTGAACCCTCAAGGATAGGTTGTAAACACATAATCTTATTACTTGCCAAGTCAACCTCATCAAGTAAAAGAACTGCGCCTCTTTCCATCGCCTCAATTACAGGACCATTCTGCCATACAGTCTGACCATCTTTTAATCTATAACCACCAAGTAGATCATCTTCATCTGTCTCAATAGTAATATTAACTCTGATCAATTCTTTTTTCAACTCGGCACACGCTTGGGTTACACCCATCGTTTTACCATTACCTGAAAGACCTGTAATGAAACAAGGATAGAATTGACTCGATTTTATAATTTGTTTTACATCTGGATAGTTACCAAACGATACGAATATAGGATCCTTCTTCGGAACTATATTACCTACTAAACTTGAAACAACATAAGCGGCTTCTGTCTTCGTAGTTTCAACAGGCGCTTTAAGACTTCTTGCTGGAATATCTTTCTCACCCATTAACTGTTCGTTCTCGGTAGCTTTACCTTCAAGTGGTAACTTGTAAGTACCTCTATCAACTTTGTACTTATCTGTCTTCAACCACGAGGGATTTGTTAATTTCTTTTTTGATACCAGAGAATTAATCTCACCTCTAGTAAGAGTAACTTTCTTGTAGTGTTTATACAAAACATCAACTTGTTTTTTTTGACTAGTGTTTAA